TGCTGATATTGTAAGATACATTGATTTTGGGTTTTTATTATCAATAGTACCTGTAACTATTTTGTAATTTTTAAATAAATCAATTTTCATTTGTTTTCCTGTTTTAAGCATAATATTTTTTTTATTAACTATACTTAAAAAAAATAACAAAGTCAATATATTACCTAGTTACTCTACCAATTAAAACCATTCCGTTTATTTCTGGGAAATATTTACCAGTCCAATCAACTGATAATATCTTACCATCTTTTTTGATTATATCAAATTTAGTTTTTTGAAATGTGTTTTGACTCTTTTTAAGGTAATCCATATAACCTAAAACATTTTTAATTTGATTTTTTGGTGCTATATCTTCCCATGTTTTATCAATACAATAACTTTCCTTGAAACCAGTTACCAATTCCCAATCACCATTAACAGCAACAAATTTATCAGTTACTGTTGACATAATAACTCTTATTACATAATCATTATGCTTCATAGATAATCTGTCAATTAGCTCCATTTGTTTAAGCTCTAATTTAGCAAAAGTTAATTGTAACACATTTTCCATAACTTAATTTATTTTTTTTAATCGTTATTTGAGCATTTTTTACTTAACTCATCTATTTTTTTGTCAACATGTTCAATGATTCTCTTAATCACCTCACCATTACTTTGTTCTTGATTTTTCATGGCAGCTTGAAGACCATTGGATGCTTCATTTAGTAAAGGCAATATTTCCTTAAGTTCATTTATCCTATTTTCTTGTTCAATCTCCAACTTTTTAATTATGCCAGATTTTTCCTTTTGGATACTCTGAAGCCAAAGCCACATGACATAAAAAGTCACACCAGCGCTACCAAAAATTTGAACCAAGGAATTCATTTCCATTTTAATTATTATTTAAATGTTTTTTTAATTCTAGAATTTTAGAAATATCAGACACAAAGGATTCTGTATTGTAAGTTCTATTTAATAAGTTTTCTTTAGTTGATAATAGTTTTTCTTTTATATCACCAGAAGATTCAGAAATTTTAGTATTGACCAAAGTCAAACACTCTTTAATTGATTCTTTGTAGAAATTTTCTTTTTCAGATTCATTGGTAGATATTACAGCATTAACTGCTGAAACATCAGACTCATCTAATTCAGTATATTCCTCATTAAATTTATCAACAGCAATTTCAGCTAATGTACTATTTGGTAAACCATACCCTTCACCGATTTCTTTTTTAGTGTTTGCTAATATGTAATCAACTATGGCTGTTTTAGCCTCAACTATCTGGTCAATAGTTTTATGTGTCTTTTTGGTGAATATTAATGTATCAATATTATTGTATAATGATTCTCTAATATCATCAATTTCAAAAGACTCACTAAGTATAGCATTGGCTAATTTTTTATTTGATTCTTTTATTTGTTTTTTATCAAATTCATCTAGCAATGATACACACTCGTTAACATATTCCAACGCTTTAAATTTATCAGATTCAATTTTACTTTCAATATTATAATAGACATTAAATTGAGCATTTAAACCTTCGTTTTCTTTTATTGTTTTTATATATTGTTTGAATGTTGCTTTTTTATTTTCATTACCAGTTGATATAGCTTCAGCCAATATAAAGTTGTATGTTGATTTTATTTTACCAAAATTATCCATAATTATAGTTTTTTAATAATAAATATGATAAATTAATATAAAAACATTATTCGTCCAACATTCTATCTATGTCACCGATAATTGTATTTATATCTTCATTTATTTTTAAATTTTTATCGTATATTTTTACACGCTCATTTAATACAATATTTTCATCATCATTCTTTATTGTCTTCAATAAATTATCAAATGAATTTGTTGATACTTTTTTATTTATTGGTCTTTTACTTTTACCAGCTTCAGTCAATAAAGATTTTTGTCTTTTTATTGTCTCAGCAAGACCCTCTGGAGTTTCTGGTGCGGCACCAGCCTCTGGAGCACCAACTTCTGGTGCAGCTTCTTCACCACCAGCAGCCTCACCTTCACCGCCAACTTCTGGAGCTTCTTCACCACCTTCTTCGGTACCGAAATCAAGACCACCACCACCGAAGCCGCCACCGCCGCCTCCACCAGTAGGACCACCACCTTCTTCATCACCACCACCTTCTGCACCAGTTCCACCAGAACGGGCAGCATCAATGTCACCATATATAGTATCAACTTTGTCAAACATACCAGTATACTTAATAACGTTGCTAGTATTTTCTAATTCAGCAGATGCAGCTTTTTCAATTCTTTGTTCAAGTAAATCTTGTTTAATATCATCATCACTCCAACCAAGAATTTCTCTATGGGCTCTAGTCATTGACATTGGTGCAAATCCATTACCAGCATCAGATACTGCATCTTTGTACAATGTCATCTTCAACTGTAATTGCTCAATTTTAAGTATTTCAGCTTGTGTTGATGGGTTGTTTAAGGTTAATGTAAAATTATCAACATCATCTTCAAAACCTAACAAGTATAAATGTATAATTGCAATCTTATTTAATTCAGCAATCATCGCTTGTTGGATTCTGTTTATAGTTCTAGAAAATCTAACATCTTGTAATGCTAAATTTTTACCTTCACCTTGTGGTTCATCATAATTTAAAAATTGTTTTGGAACCCTTAATGCTGTAAATAATTTTCTTTGCAAATATTGAATATCCGCAATTTGGTCAAGATTTGATGCACCCTGTAATGTATCAATTGGTGTTGGTGCATTCTCATCCCTAACTGGAATAAAATAATCTTGGTCATTTGCCAATGTATTATATCTTAAATCAACTTGACCTGTTTGTGGGTCAACAATTGGTGTTCTCTTAAATCTATTGGCGATTTCATCAACGTATTGTGGCACATCTTCCTCATCAATGTTACCGACAAATATTTTATAAACTCTTCTTTCTGGTGCTCTAGTAATACGATAAACCAACATCGCATCTTCAGATAATTGAAGTTGCTTCCAAATTCTTCTAGCCTTTTCAAGCATAGATGTACCATACGGTAATCTTCTATCATCACCCAATAATCTAAAGTGTGCTATTTGCCATGAATTAAATTCAACATCTCTACCCCTCCAGAAAAATTTAATTTTACCAGACGTTTCTTTTACGTCTTCAACATTAATTCTATTCCTACCACTTATCATGGCATCAATAATATCACCTTCTCTTCTTTCTATTTCAAAGTTTGGTAATTGTCTTGCACCTAATACTCCGTTTCTATCATCAATATTTAATAATAAAAAGTTATCACCATACTTACATGTGTTTCTCGTCCACATCGGTAATGAAACATGAATATCCAATCGGTTAAAAAACAAATCTTCTAAAACTGCTTTAATCCTAGTGCTATCAGAATATACATTTAATATTTTACCTTTTTCATTTGTTGTTGTAGCTTCTTCCATCATAACATCTAAAGCCGCAGCAATTTCTGGGTAAAATTCCATACTTTCAAAATCGGTATAAGAACCAATTCTGGTTGTTTCATAATGAATTGATTGTTGAAACAATTCACCATCTACTTTTCTCCAAAGATTTCTTAAAAATTTATTTTGCTGATTCTGTAATTTAACGGAATCATACTCTTCTTTTGATTGTGTTTTAATTAACACATCATTATTAATCGAATACCTATTTGATTGCTGAGGTTGTTGTCTAACACCCTCAGGACCAAATATGGCATTTAATCTTTGAAATATTGTTTTGTTTGCCATATTTATTTTGTTTTTATTTAATTATAGTGAAATAAACTATAAACTAAATACTTATTGAACGTAATTACACTCGACATAAGCCAAGTCTTGTTGAATACCATCAACTACTACTAAATTGTAGACATACCCAACAATATTATCATATCCTTGAGACCCCTTTGTTGCAGTACAAGATGGACCTATTTTACCAGTTTTACCAGATGAACCACCCTTTTTAATATCTGTTTCTGGTGACCATAAATATAAAATCTGAGGTCTACCACCATATACTGTTTTATTAGCGTATAATTTTCTGTCGTTTCTAGCCATTTTTTATAAATTTATTTCATACCACTGAATAACCATAAATATTCACCTTTTGGGTCTTGCATATTTTTAGATACATTCGGTGAAAAATTGGGTTTACCAGTATTACCTTTATTTCTTTTATTTTTTGGTACAAACCCACTATTATATACTTCATCAGTTTTGTTATTATTACCACCAGATTTCCAAGCTGATAATATTGCTTTAGTTTGTTTTTCTAATTTCTTTAATTTCTTAAATGAAGATTCCAATATCCATAATGCCATACCCAATGAAATTAAACAGTCATCATTGTATCCCTCCATATGGTCAGGTCTACCATTCTTATAAATAAATGTTTTCATTTCATTGATTACACGTTTAGATTTAATCTTTATGGTGTTAGTTCTAACTGCAATCTCTAAATGAGATATTAACTGTAACCTAACACCATTAATATTAAACCCAGCAACCTTTTTACCATTTTCAGTTTTAACTGAATCATAATGTAAATTTGGGTATTTAATTTCCACTAGTTTTGATGTGGTTGTATTGCCAACACCAACATTATCAACCACTAAATATGCTGAATATTTGGTACCATACACATTAAGTATTTCAGCAAAGGTATCTGGTGGAATTTTACCTTGAAATTCAACAACTTGTTCCATTGTTGTAAAATCAATTATCTGAAATGAAGAAAAGTCAGCACCATCACCACGAGCAACGTCAGCGGCTAATATATATTGGTGGTCTTCTTCGGGTTCATTCCAAATCCAAACTAAACCACTATTTCCATCATAATAAGTGTCGTCAATAAACTTAGGTTTTTCAACATTTTGAGTATCATGCATATTAATATATTCATCATCAATAACATTACCCCCAGAACCAAGGAAAGATACGTCAAGCTCTTGAGCAATACGTTTCTTATCATTGTTCATACCCTTACACATATCACGGTACCAAGTAGATGTTGGTTTATACCCCTTTTTAATCATTTCATCAAATGATTCCAAAGTGAATTCAACCTCACTTATTATTTCATCACCTTTTAGCCATTGCAAATCTTTGTTATATCTAGGGTCTTGATACCATTTTAATTCAATTACATTATAATCATTTTCACCCTTTTCAGATTGTTCATAGGTTTTATAATACAATGGGTCATAACCATTTGGTGTAGATATCAATATCGCACCACCACCCGTACCAAGTGATGTGATTGCCGCAGAATATAATTCAGCACCATTAACAATGAAGGCTGCCTCATCAAATATTAGTAATGTTGGGGTATATCCACGAAGAGCATCGGTAGATGTCGCAACTGCAATAATTTTACTACCATTAGGTAATTCAATTTCTATCTGAGAATCTTTTACGAATATAGATTTCTTTTCTTTTTCCTCACTACCATAATAGTCTGGACCCCAAACCCATCTTGGTAACTGTGAACAATAATCTTTAATACCCCTAGCAAACTTCTTAGCGAGGTTTAATTTGTTGGCAATAACAATTATAGTTTCTGGGTTATTCGAATCAGCAAAAGCGCATTTAACTGCACTGTACGCTTGTGTGGTTGTTGATATACCAGCCTGTCTTGGTTTTGTTACAATATTAAAACGATGCCTTTGATAACAATCAACAATAAATTTTTGTCTAACGAATAATCTAAATGGTACAAACCCTTCTTGAGTTTTATCAAAGGTTGATAAATAGGTTTCTATTGCGTATTTTGGGTCAATTACACATTTAGCATATTCATTTAATATTTCACTAGCTGTTAGCATAGGTTTTTTATTAATAAATATGCAAAAACCTATAAAAACAAAAAAGGGTGACATTATATCACCCTTTAATATCAATTATAACAAATCCTCTAATTCAAAGAGATTATCACCCATCGATTCATTGTATTCATCAATTCTAATTTCTTCCTTTATATCCTCTAACATTTCAGAAATAATAGCCTTACCCTTTTTAGTACCAGCCATAATTTCTTTCATTACCGATGCATATTCAGACGGTTCAAGTTTGGATATGTCCGCATATAAATGATGTTTTAAATTAAAATCTTCAGCTGGTATTACCATGCAGAATCTACCCCACAATCCTGGACCAATTCTCATATCCCATGGTTCAGCTTGTAAATAATCAGATTTATCAATAACATATTCCGCAATATGTTTTTTTGTTGGCAACCCATG